TCATCGTTTGGACTGTCTTCATGCTCAACATCATTTAATCCTTGAGCTTCTCTATAAGCTACCTCATTTTGTTCTAACTCTGAGCCATTTTTAGATTTATTCTTTTTAAGTAAATGTAAATTAAAGAATCCAGCTTCTTCAGTCATTTCACCTCTTGAATAAGAAACTTCAAGACCTGAATATCTAAAGTTTTTCATAACTAAACTTCCATTTGGGTCAGGAAGCCAGCATAATGGATTTAAAGATTTAGCAATAGGAGTTTTTCTATTTGAATCCCAACCAGATATTTGACGAATACCTACACCGAAAAAGAATCTGTCCCATTGAACTTTATAATTTACAATGTCCATTTCCATTTCCTCATAATCAAACTTAGCTAACTTCTCTGTATTATCAGCAGCATCAACATCAGATATATCTCTTCCGGTAAAGCCAACTTCTAATTGATCAGAATAATAAATGGCAAGCATTGTAGTGATAACAGTATAAATAGAGTTATCACCAATCTTGTCTTTTTGTTTTCTTTGATTGTTGTAGAGCCTAAGTCTATCTCTAAACTGATCACGTTTAGAGTCAACAAAATTTCTACTGTCTGTTATTTCTATTTTTGCTTGTTTAAGGATGTCATCATAGTTATATAAACTAGCAACATCTCCTTCTAAGCCTTGTTTTAAATCTGCCATATTTTTAATATATGTCATCAGGATCGTCATATCCTGCAACATGTGAATTTAATGGATTAGTATCAACCTCAAAAGGATCATCTTGTGGGTCATGATGAGGTTGTGGTTTATTTTCATTCTGTAAAGGAACAACTGAAATATCAGCATGATAAGCCTCAGCATCTGATAAATCATCATGTTTTGCAGAAGGAAAATCATATAACTCGTTTAAAAGAATTTCTGTATCACCGACTGGAGTAAAATAACCTTTAGCATTTAAAGTTCCAACTGATATAATCTTACCATTTTCATAGTGTCCAGACAAAGCACCTTCAATTCTACCTTCTTTATTTCTACCCATTGGCTTTAATTCTTCAACTACCGGATATACCATTCTTCTCTCCATCTCTTCTTTTAAAAGTGGTTTGACTTGATCTTCAAAACCTTTCTTCTCAATCCCTATTTTTATTAGTCCTTTATTAGACCAACGTTCCCAGATTTCAAAGACTAAATCAATAACACCTTTAACGTTTCTCTTTTCTCTTCTAACATCTACTCTATATCTTGAACCATTAGGAGCAACAAAATGAACAATAACACCAGTCCAATCAGCATTTTCAGTAGTAGTATCAGCAACATCTATCATTGCCTATCCATTTAAAGTAGATTTCTGTCTTAATTTATTAAACTCTTCAATCGTTATCCTTTGAGCGGGAACTTGATATTTCTCTTTAGGATTATCAGGTTTAGAAATCATCTCCCAAAGAAAATGATATTTAAACTTCCTCTCTTCATCAGAGATAGGATCATTTAAGTATTCTTGTGCAAAGGCACTTGAAGATTGTCCACTTGACATCATATCTTTTTTCTTTTTTTCTAATTTTTCTAAAGTCCACCTCTCTGGCCAAAGCAATGTATTTTCAGGATTATTCTTATCATATGCTCTATATATTTTACCATTATGATTTAATATCAGGTTATTTAATAAACTATCTTGATGCAATATAGTCCCAAATACTTTAATAGATCCATGAGGATCAACTGCTGGCTGAATTCCCTTGTTGTAATTAGCCTCATATTTTAATCTCTGCTCTGGATTATTTATATGATCATCTTCTTCAACGTCATCAAGTATAATTAAATCAGGTCTATATTGTCTTGATTTTAAACCACGAATAGTAGTATTAAATCCTTTTCCACGAATACGAACTCCATTGATAAATATATCTCCCCTAGCTTCTCTTTCTTTTGGAGTTTTTTTGATAGTTTCCTTATCTCTTAAATCTCCAACTCCAACTAAATCTCCATAACAAGACAATATTTTATCATTATCTATAAACTCATCGTGAACACCTTTAATAACTTCTGCTGCTTCAGTTGCTGTCTTTTCAATCAAGGCTATAAATTTCCTGTATTTAACTGCATTACAAGCTATATAACAAATACATAACTGAATAACAGTAGTTTTAGAAAACCCACGAGGAGCAGCGGTATAATCATTATTCTCTCTATCAAAGATCATTGCTATTAAATCTCTATGGAATTCTGGACTTTTATCTTTTAAATAATGGCTGAGAAAGAAGTGTCCCCATATCAATACCTTATCAACTAATTCTTCCGGAGATTCCCAGTGATTAAAGAATACTGGAATTGGAGTATAATCACCATTTTGGCTACACATTAACATCAAATCTTCAAAGTCTTTTTTTAAGTTCTGGTTCACTAACATAAGCAAAAAAGGAGCATAAAGCTCCTATTATTCTACAATAATCCAATCCTCTGCAAGTATATCTTCAGTAGTCAAAACATGCTCATCTCCTAAATAATCTGTAAATATAGCATCTCTTCTTGAACCATCATTTGTTAAGGTTGGCTTCTTTAATTTAATAAACTCTAATTTTGAAACCTTCCATCCAGTTCTCTTAACTTTTAATCCATACTTTAACACCTCTAAAGCATCTGAAAAATCAATTGGTTGGTTAGCTTTTAAATTGTCAATCTTTTCTTGATCTATTATCATATTTTTTTTCTTCTAAACTCATCAAGCATCTCATTTACTTGAGTAATATTTAGAATATTTACTTGAGGTGCACGATCTTTTTGTAGATCCCACTCATCAACGTATTTGAAAAATAACTCTGCTGATTTAGCATTACCTGCAATAGCTTCATCTCTCATTGACTGTAAAATATCAGGTATATCATCATGAAAATATCTTTTAGTTAAAATTGATTTTAACTTTAAAACATCAGGATGAGAATACCAGTAATAATATCTTTCTCTAGTAATATTTAATCTCTCTATAATTTCAGTAAGGCTTGGCCTCTTAGCTTTAGGAAGCATTAGAATCTTAGCAAGCTCTAAATGCCAGCCTTCAAGAGATGCATTTTCCTGTAAAACTTGGTCTATTTCTAAATCAGTTTGTTCTTTAATTTTTGGTAAGTTTTCTTGCATGTTTTTTATAATCTTTAATTGAAACAATTTGGTCATCTGGAACTTTCTCTGTTATATACACATCAACTCTAGGTCTTTCAGCATCTATCTCTAATCTCCGGCCATTATCTTCAACATAATGAAAGTTATCATCACGAATAAGATTCAAGGCTACAAAAGCATCTAAAATACCTTTACACATTAGAGAATAATTATCTCCATCTCTTTCTCTCATTGTTTCAAAATATAATTTAAAATGAACGCCAATAATACCTTTAAATTTCTTAGGTAATTCCTGATTAAGAAGTGCTTCATCAATATATCTCATGGTTATTTTCTCCCATTTACGTTTTAAATGAACAATATCACCTTCTTTTTTACCATATTTTACAACTCTATTTATACTATCAGGCCTTACTGGAATCGTTATTTTGTAATGGTTTTTAAGATACTTGGCCATATTTGTCTTGATCATTTGATACTGGAGATTCATCAATACTTACATTCTTTTTTTGTCCAGATTTTTTAGCTGCTTTAGTTGCTTCAACGCCCATCATAACTTGGTCAAATATTGAATCAGGCATTGGAACTTTACGCTTTTCCCCTTTATCATGAGGATCAATTTCTTCTTCATTATTCTCTATTGGATTTTTTTTTTAGGTTCTGATTCTTCAGGTTTAGGTTCAGGTTTTTCAACTTCTTCTTTTGGCTCAGGCTTAACTGGCTCTGGATTTTCTGAAGCTGGCTTTTTCTCTTGACTTGGTTCAGGTTTAGGCTTACTTTCTTCTCTAAACTCTTGTCTGCAATAATCTTCTAAATATTTTAATTGATTCTCAACGTGTTGAACTGCTTGAAAATCTCCTCTTGCCCAAGATGTGTTTGCAATAGCAGTTTTGCATACTGCAAAAAAAATACCAACACCATCTTTGGTCATTGGTTTATTTAAGTCAATCATCTTTAAAGGCTCTTTTTGATCTTTGTTTTGATTGTCCATATTGTTTTTATTAAATGAGTTATTTATATGGCCTTGCCGGACTAACGCGACACGTTGATTAGCTCTCGCTATTAAATTAACTCATTAGAGTTAAAGTCATCGTTGCATCGCAGAAAATCTTAGCAAGGCTATACAAACAATCCTATGTTTTAATATATGAGATTAAGGAATAAGCGAGAGAATCACGAAGAACTCTCATGGACTAAACGACTTATTTTTAATCTCTAATAACAATATAACATGAAAACAAAATATATGCAAGATAGTAAAACTTTTTATTGACAAATAAATCTATTCATTTTCTTCATCATCATCAAAACTTTCAATTTCTTTATCATAATATTTAATTATCTCTTGATCATAACCCATATTTTTATTTATTATTAGCTTTTTTATTAGCTTCTAAAATATCTACTAAAGTCATAAGAACTCCAGATAGAGAAGATCCAAAA